TAAAAGTCAATAACTTTTTTGTCCAAAATCATAAAAAAACCCGCCGAAGCGGGTTATTCGCAGTCTTGCGTTTCTAGCAATCTATGCATGTACTTTACTTGTTCATTACATACATTGTTACTTCGAAACCAAAACGCATTTCTGTAAAAGTTGGTTTTGTCCACATATGCTTCTCCTTTCAAGTATTATTTAAACACACAAGAAAGGATAAAGCATACGCATAATCATTAAAGACTACTCAATATAAAATTGATTCTATTTCTGCGGTGCTGTTTAATTAATTTTGTATAGCACCATAAAGTGAATCTGTCCATAACACTTCTCCTAGTTAAAGGGTTAAAGTGCGTTCCTTCGCTTTATGCTACTTCCGTCCCGTAGGATGAACGTAAAATATTTAGTCAAAAAAACAGGACCCGAAGGTCCTGTTTTAGTTTGCTTACCTAAGTAAATCTTAGCTGAAGCTTAGAGCGCCAGTAGTTACTTCTACTTTCTCTAAGTAATCTGCTGCGTTACCTAGTGATGACGCTGTGTTAGATAGCTCAACGTAACCATAACGTGTCATAAAGCTGACAGTTGGCTCGAATGTAGCTGGATCTAGTACAACACCACTGCTCATTAACGGAATGTATGGGCAGTAGAATGCTGCTGCGTCTGACTCAGATGAACCTTTGTAACCAATAAGTACATCGTCGTCTGCTGCGTAAGTGTTTACGTATACTTTCATTGCATTGTTTAAAGTACCAACCATCTTAGTGTTAGTTGGAGCTTCGAATGCGCCTTCAGTTGTACGTGCGAACGCTGAAGTAGTTGCAGACTGAAGAACAGTTAGCATTGTTGGGCTAACTACACACCAGTTACCTGCGCCACGTCTTGTACGCTGTGCAATTCTGTTGCTTGCTCTGTTGATTAGAACTGCAAGTGCTGCGTGTTCGTCACCAACAAAAGTTGCTGTACCAGATACTGCTGACTGATCGTATGAATCAGTACCTGTACCTGCTAGGCTTGAAAGTGAACCAAGAACCTCTTGATCGATTTCAGCGGTAATTTCTTGAGCTAAAGCAGCCATAATTTCTGCTTCAACATCAATACCATGCTGTGATTGAGCATCTTGAGCTGCTTCAAACGTCCAACGAGCACTCAACTTACGAGTTTTCGCTTCGACAGTTTGTTTCAAGATCTGAATTGACATTCTGTTACCAGCTGCGCCTTCTAAAGATGCAGTTGATGCTGGTGCGTTAGTACCGTCACCTGAATATGCTTCAGCAATCTTGAATGGGCTAAGAGCCTCTTCACCTGCTGTTGCGCCTGCGGCGCCTGTGCCTACAGTGTCGCTATAGCGAACACGTAGAGTGTGGATTTGACCCACTGGTCCTGTCATAGGCTGTACACCAACTAACTCGTTAGCAATAACGGTTGGCATAACACGTCTGATTACAGGTAGGATAACACGATTAAGTGTTGCAACGTTACCGGCAGAAGTAGCACCTGCTGTTGCACTTTCTGACAAATACTTGCGAGTATTTTCTAAAGTAGCAGCCATTACAGATTTCTTGTTTCCATCTAGGCCTTCAAGAAGTGCTGTCTTCGTATCCTGCCAGCGACTTTCTAGTAGTTCTGACATTTTTTTCTCCTTATTTTAATCCTGCGAGACGCTTAATGTCAATTACGTTATGTGCGTCTGCGTTAGTAGTTGTTGTAGCTTCCACGCTACGATTGCCTGTTACTTCTTTTGCCTCTGTTAATGCTGCCTTCTGCTTGGCTGGACCCTTTCCATCGATAACCGCTGGTAGGTATTTGTCAAACGCCGAACGTAGTTTGGCTGTTTGCACTGATTCCAGTAAGTCTGTCATAATTTCCTTTTGATCCTTTGATAAAGGAGCAATTAGATCATTAATTGTGTCTTTGCGTGTTGCTGCTTCCATTAATGCTTTCTTCTCAGTTTCCTTTGATTCAGCTAGTTTAACGGCTTTTTGTGCTTCAACTTTTGCCTCTGCTAATTGCTTGTCCTTAACTTTAAGAACTTTCATTAGTTTGGCTGTCTCAGATTTTTCATTTAGGTAGCTAGTTGAATATTCGTTAGCAAATGCTTCGAATAGTCTGCGACCAAAGTCATTTCTACGTGCTTCTTCAATGTCTTCTTTAAGAGATGTAATCTCTTGTACAAGACCTTTAGAAACAGTTTCTGCAACTTTAGCTGCGCCTTTCTTAATGAATGCATTCTGGACTTCTGCAAATTTTGTTTTTGCTTCACGAATTAGTTTAACCTTAGTTTCAGCAAGGTCCTTCTTGTCTTCGTGGAACTCAGCAATTTCTTTTGAAAGTGCTTCAACAACAAATTCCTCAAGAGTTGCAAATTTCTCTGCAATCGCTTTTTGGTCTTTGTGTAATTCTGAAACTTCTTCGCTTAGTTGCTTAGTAACAAATTTTTGCAATACATTTGCGTTTTCACGCATTTTTACTGCATACTTTGCTTTAGCTTCTGCAAGTTGTTTACGGTCTTCTGCAAACTCTGCAATTTCCTCTGCTAGACGCTCAGAAACAAGAGTGTCTACAGCTTCAACCATTGTTGACTTGTCGTGCTCGTATTTTTTAGCGAACTCTTCACGCAACTCAGCTGTTACTGCTTGACGATTTTCTTTAATCTTGTTATTCCAAGCTTCTTCAATTTCAGAACGCACTTCTTCTGAAACTACATCATTTTCAAAAAGTGTTTTTAGTGCATCCAACATAGTATTCTCCTTTTTATTGGAGTCGACTGATTATGTTAATCAGCGATTCTTTTAAGTATTTTTGTGCCTTGTCATCATGCTTAGTTGCTTGTGCCAGTTCGTATGCCTTATACCCACCACGAGTATTCATTAGATGCTCGTAAATAGGCGTTGGATACGCCCCTGGAGCACTAGGTTGAGCGACCATATCAACAGTGATGATTTCAAAATCTGAAACTTCACCTGATCCGTCCTCTTTAACATTACCGCTACCACGACTGGAAACACCTAGTCTAACACCACTTTGTATCATGGTGCTGACTAGTTGTCCCATTGGTGTTGGTAAAATCTTCATTTTGCCATAACCGTTTGGTCCATCCATCCACATTTCTGTAATCATATGGCTTACACGGTCAAGATTAATATTAAGTCCTTCTGGATGATCAACTTCGCCGAGAACACTATAACCTCCGCTTATCTGATCGTTAAGAGTTTTGACAGCCCTACCAATTTCATTTACAGGATATACACGTTGGTTTGCATTACGCACACCACCTTGTATGCAGATGCCTTTCATGTAAAGGTCTTTGCCGCCTGTAGCGTTATCGGTAGATTCAACGACCATTCCTGCTTGGTCAAATGTCAAATGCTCTCTTAAGTAGTTGTTCATCTATACGTCCTTAATTAGCTGCCAATCATTGATTTCTTGTCAGCTGCTTGCTCAGGCTTGCCCTTTTTCTCAGCGCCATGCCCGGCTGGCTGGTTTGACAAACTATCTGCTGCCTTACCGCCTGGTACGTTTACATTGCCCGCATTCTCCTCTTTAGGAGCCTTTGCGCCTGTTCCGCCCTTCTCATCGGCTGAACCTTGTGCAATATTGCTTGCAGTTCCGCCCATATCGTTTTCACCTGCTACAATTGACTTAGCGTTTGCGCCGTTGTCACCCATTTTAGCAGTTACTTTTTCAACGTATTCTCTCATTGTTTCAGTTTCAGACATTTTTGCATCCTTTTTAATTAGTTTAGGATCTTTTTTGTCGTCTTCGTCATCTTGGCTAGCGTCTTGCGACTGTTGGTTTTCCATAGGCATTTCTTCTTCGCCTTCGTCACCTTCTTCGTCACCTGCTTCGTCACCCATGTCCATTTCGTCGTCGCCTTCTTCGTCGCCGCCTTCTTTGTCCATAAGCTCTCTAAATTCTGCTTCTAGATCCTTAAATGCTGCTTCTAGGTCTTCAACACGGTCTTCAACATCGCCTTCGGCGCCTTCTTCGTCGCCCATGCCCATGTCCATATCGCCTTCATCGCCTTCATCGCCCATATCAGGTGCAATATCAGCCATCATGTCGTCCATTGGATCTTTTTCTGCTACTTCAAATTCGTCAAGATCAAAGTCTTCAGACATTTCTTCGTCTTCGTCTTCATCTTTAGCTTCTTCAACATCTTCATCAGATGCTTCATCAACTTCTTCGTCTTCTACTTCTGACTCAAGAAGTCCTTCATAAATTTCTCTTGATTTTTCTACCACAATTTCGTGGAATAGTTCTTGTGCTGCTTCTTTCTCTTCGTTAACGAGAAGTTCAAGCATTTTTTCAAACTTGTTTAGGTCTGCCATTGTTTTCTCCTATAATGTGTTACCTATGGTAAGGCTGTCACTTGTATTTAACATATCGGGAGAAATATACGTAGAAATAGGCGTTTTTTACGCCATTTTTGACAAATGTTCAGAATTTTGGAAGATTTTTAGGAAATCTTCAACAAATATTGTTTTGTAATTTCTATAATTATTTAGTTGAGGCGGATTAAAATTATCTGCTGTTATTACTCTATGATACTTTATATGCGGGTGTGTTTTAATAGTTTCTTCTGTTTGACGTAGCCAATTACCATAAAAAGTTGCTGTTTCGTTTGATTTTTTATAGTTTTTAGTATCAGCATATATGTTGTTAAACATTCTACCATTGTTTAAACCTTTATAATCAAAGCCTAAAATGTAAATGTCTCTGTAATCATGTTGACTTGCTAACCATAATGCAGTTGGTCCGCTACTCCAACCTTTTGATTTATCAAAGTAATTAAAGTTTTTATAGTCTTTGTAAACACGATTAAAGTTCGTCCATACAGTATGCTCGTTTTGATAACCTTTAGAATTAATTTCGTTAATCATTTTTACATCAACGGCAACTAGATAATCGCAATCAAACTCTCTATAAAGAGCATTGCAACCATATATTTTACCGTGTTGTTTGAGATTAGTTAGATCTATTGTAGAACGGCTAGTTCCGTTTCCTAATACAAATGCTGTCATTAAATTGCACCCGCTTCAGCCTGTGCTGCGATTCCATACATTTGACGTACAAAATCTAGCTCCTCTTCCTTTTCTGCATTATGCATTTCGGCGGCTTTGCGGACACGATTAATTTGCTTTAGTGTAAGACGTGTTTTACGAGTGTCGTCAAGATTAATCATTGAGGTATCTGACGAAGGATCATAACGATCGTCTTCTACAGGTTCAAGGTTATCTCTATCAAAATAAAATAGTTCTCGTAGTATCATGTTAGTATTTATTAAATTGTTATATCTTCCCCGCCGGCCGGTGCTCCGCCAGGTGCTCCACCTGTTGCTGTCTCAGGTGCTGCGGCATCGCCTCCTGCTTCACCGCCTTCTGCTGGAAGTTCGTCTTCCATTCCTCCAATGTCAGCACTCATTCCTGCTGAACTAATTCCTGCGCCTCTCATTTCTGCTGCTGCATCTGCTGGACTTGCAGTAATATTTTCATCGTTCTCTTCGCGCCATAGTCTTTCATTTTCAGCAATTTCTTCGTCAGTAAGGCCTAAGAATCTGCTTAGTGCAAATCTATTTGACACATAAGGAATAGCACTCATTTGTGTAAATGTTGGTACACGAGCATTATCTAGTTCTGACTGTCTGTATGCTGCAAAGTTTTGTGGTTCTTCAAATTTAAGTTCAAACATTGAAGTATCAATGTTAACACCTTTTTCTAATAAGAAACGTTTAAACTCTGTATCAAATCCTTCAACTAAAAGACCTTGTAGTCTTTCACAATAGGTATTAAATCTTAATTCTTGAATATATGCTGTACCTACTCTACCATCGTTGTATGACGTTGCGCCATCATCAGCGCCTGTTGGTAGGTACGAACTAGGAATACGTAAACCGCGAACTAGTTTGTTAGTAAAGTATCTTAAGTCATCAATCTCGCCTAGGTTAGTTCCGCCCGGAAGTGTTTCAACTTTGCTGCCTCGGCCTTCAGCAGTTTGCGGGAAGAAGTAATCTTCGTTGATTGATAGAGGGTTGTAACTAGAGTCTATGACATTCTGGCCGCCCCCTGTTGCCGATGGGATACGTCTTTGGTGTATTTCCGTTTTTACACGCTCCACAAATTGCATAGCAAGGTGTGAAGGCATGTTGCCCACATCAACGTAGAATACTCTTCTTTCTGGTGCTCTTTGTACACGATAGATAATAATCGCATCTTCGAGCAATTCTTTTTGTTTGTAAACTTTAAAAATAGTTTCTAATAAACTATTACCAAATGGATAGTTATTGTCTAAGCCTTCTGATAAACTTAGGTGTACAATGTGTTCTGCATCAATTGCAATTTCGCCATCTTGTAAATTAAATCTACTTCCTGATTGCTGTTGAGGTGCATTACCAACCATGCCTCTAACACCACCAGTAATGTATCCGTCGCCGCCGCCTGTAATGTTACCTGTAGTAACGTGCGGTGTAGTAGCAATCATATCTCTAAAATTAAATGCTACATCTTTAATAATATATTGTTCAGGTGTTTTACCTTCACTTTCGTTTACAATAATACGTGTAACTTTTGCTGGATCAATATGATATAATTTTTTAGTTTCAGGATCTCTAACAAAAATCTCGTCGCCATACTTAAATGTATTACGCAAAATACGGAACATGCGTGTTTCAAATTTATTAAGTTTATTCCACTGTTTTAAGTATTGACTTAGAATCTTTACTTCTGAATTTGTAGCACTTTTTAAGAATTCAAATTTAAAACTAGTTCCATTAGTTTCGTTTTTCTGTGTACAAAATTCTGCAAGGATATCTAGTGCAGCGTTAACTTCACTATCCATATCCATAATATTATAATGTCCATAACGTTCAACACGGTTTGGACTACCTACATATACATCTGGTAAAAATGAGCTATAGTTTGATCTTGCAGGGCCTGCTTGAGAAGAACCAGAACGATTTGTAAACGGAGAATAACTACCGCTTGCATTATCCCCTGTAGGTACTGGTGTAAAATATTTTTTCCAACTCATTATGTTATCCTATTGTATATGCGGGTTATTTCTTGATATAGCTCTTGTTTGGTTGTTTTGACCCTGTATAAACTCATCCATTTTGTTAATTAGATTCTGCATAGTAGTACTTAGCGAATTTGTCATTTCGTTAAGAGCCGATGTGGTTTCTGTTTTAACTCCGTCTAATGCAGGTGGTATTTCGCCTAAACTAGTAGTAACTTGCGACATTGAATCACCAAGCTCGGCTCTAGATTGTTCATTTTGTTGTGTAACATCTCTAACTGTTTGTACTACTTCATCAGTTGTTGGCATTGTTGCACTAGTAACAGTCATATTATCAGTAACAAACTCTGCTGCTCTATGTGCATCATCAGTAGCTTGATTCTCTCTAAGTGTATTAAGTAACGCTTGGACGTTGTCTACATTATCTGGTTCAATGCCTTCATCTGCTGCTCGTTGTTCAGTTGTAAGACGACTAATTTCATCTCGAATTACTCGTGCTAGATTTACATTATTTTCTTCAATTGCTTTTATTGCTGATTCTGCTGCTGTTAAATTATCATCAGATGCTTCAAGAAGTTCTAATGCTTTACTTGCATTTGGACCTGAAAGCAAGTCTTCTAATATATTTGCTGTTGCATTTGCTCCGTATATAGAGCCTTGTTCAATACCGTCTGTTACTGCTGCGCCTACTTCTCGTATTTGATCCATTTCTTCTTGAGTAACAGTAACATCGCCTGGTTGACGCATAGTAACAGTTGATTCAAAACTTGATGCTGCGTTAGCACCCGGAACTAATGAACGAAGATCACTTACTAAACGTTGAATTTCTTCTCTAGTAGTATTTTCTAATCCTTTAGCAACATCTTGCATCATAGGGCTATTACTAATTTGTGTTGCAATACCGTTTGGACCGTACATTTCTTGACCAATAGCAGCATACGTATCTTTCATACGTGCATCTGCCATTTGTAGAGTGTGTGTTATTCCGTCTCTTGCATCTTGCTCTGCGAGTGCAGCCAGTTCCATATCTTGTACTGCGTCTAAAATTTGCTGTCTGCTTGCATTTTCATCAACTGCTCCTTGTGTTGAAGTTCTAACAGCATCTGCATATGGTCCTGCATTTTCAAGAACTGTAGCGGCTGCATCTGCAACTCCGCCTAATCCACCAAGTGACGCCATGTTAAGGAAATCTACTGAATTAACACGTTCAACAACTGCTGCGTTAAAACTATCTAGTGCTGGTCCTACTCCTGCGCCGCCTGCGTTAATTTGATTTACAACATTTGTTAATTCATTTCCAGCATCTCCAAGAGCTACTAATCCTCGTCTACCTGCTTCAGAAACAACTGTACCTTTTGTAAATGTTTCTTCTAATGCTGCAACTGCATCAGGGCCTGCTTTTTGTGCTTCTGCTAGTGCTAATCTAAAGTTTTCAGCTGCTTTTGTGTTACCTGACATTTCAAGTAAACGTAGTTTTGCTTGAACTTGTCCTTTGCGCATACGATCTTGAATCTCTGCTTCCATTTCCTTACGGTTCTTACCTGTAAGTTTAGCAATAAGATCCATTTCTTTTGCCATACTCGCAGCACTTGATCTTGCTTGTTCTTGAGTTATAGCACCACTTGCAAGAGAACGTCTGTTAGTTTCTGCATAATTCATTAGGCTTTCGTTTACTTCTTCAAATGTAAAGCCCATATTGATTAGATCATCGCCGAGTCCATCGTCAAAGAATGCTTTGCTCATGTTACTAAATGTTTTAGCACCTTGTGTAACACTTCCGCCTAATGCAACTAACTGTTCAGAATTTTTACTAACTAAACCGGCAAACTCATCAAGTGTCAATCTTGATTGGCTAGCAGCATAGTTCATTTGTAGAATGCTATTGTTAAAACTTGCACCACTTGAAGATAGTCCTTCTAGTGTATCAACACTGCCTTCTGCAAATTTTAACATATCAGAACCAACAGCAGATATTGCTCCTAACGGACCCCATAAATCTCCCATAGCCTTTGCTGCTGTATCTGTAATTTGACTAAGTTTTGCAGTACCAGTTGCTAAAGAGCCTGTAAAATCTACACCTCCTTTAAGAAGTGTCCTACCAGCATCTCCGATATTTGATAAAAAACTTGATGTTTCGCCACTATCAACTACTGATGTACGACTACCTTCTAGTCCTCTAGTAATTTGTCCAGGTAAGGCGCCTATAACACTTCCGAGAGTGTCATTCTGGGCAACTCCTTCTAATTTCCTTACTGCAACATCTGTTAACTCAGCCAAAACTTAAAATCCTTGTGATTTTGCACAATAAATAATATATGCGATACTATTATTTATCGGGAAACAAACATGCATGACAATAATCCTTTAACCAAATATTATAGACAGCCAAAAATCTATCTGTCGTTACCAAGCAAAGGTGAGTTTTATCCTCCTGGAACAATTCAAGGAGATCCTTTAAAACTTCCTGTATTTGGAATGAGTGCTATGGATGAAATTTTATTAAAAACTCCTGACGCACTGTTTAGCGGAGAGTCAACAGTTCAAGTCATTAAAAGTTGTATACCTGGGTTACAACAACCTTGGTTACTTCCTTCAATAGATTTAGATGCTATTCTTATTGCTATTCGTATTGCAACATACGGTCAAATGATGCCGTCTACATTTAAATGTAAAAGTTGCAAAGAAGAGAATAAGTTTGATTTAGATTTAACTAAAGGTATGGACTATCTTGCAGCATTAGAATATGCAGATTCGTTAATTGTAGGACCTTTAAAGGTTAACTTTAGACCGTTAACTTATAAAGAAATTACAGATGTAAATTTAAAAACATACGAACTTAGACGCAAGTTAGCACAATCGCTAGAAGGCAAATCAGAAACACAGAAAGCAAAATATGTAAATGAAACAATGAAAGACATTGCAACATTACAAGTTAAATCATTTATAAAAGGTATTGCTTCTGTTGAAACTGAAGATGAAACTGTAGAAGATACTGCGTTTATTGATGAATGGTTACAGAATAGTGATAAAGAGTTCTATGACAAGATTAAAAAACATCTAGAAGAACAAGTTAACAAATGGAAGGTTCAAGATCAGAAAGTTAAATGTGCTGATTGCGAAGCTGAGAACGTTGTTAAGATTACATTGGATACTTCGGATTTTTTCGTGAGAGGCTAATTCCACTCAACGAGTCTCAGATATTGGACTTAGCCAATGAACTCGAACTAGACATTAAAAGACTCAAAGATGAAATTTACAGAATTGCGTGGTCAATGCGCGGTGGTGTAAGTTCGCATGATCTCTTATGGCGATTAAGTTTTGAAGATAGACAAGTAATGTCTAATATTATTAAAGATAATATTGAAAGCACTAATAAAACAGGAATGCCGCTACTTTAATTGCCGGCGGCTGCTCTTACTCTATCAATTGCACTTTGACTAAATCCAGAAGCTGACGAGCTTGAAGATGATCCGCTACTTCCAGTAGTTGAAGCATCTGATGAGCCATTACTGCTACCGCTGCTGCCGCTACTGCTAGGTTGCGGTATACTTCTTATTCTGTTTTGCAATCTACCAAGTGTTTCATTGTCTGCTGGTGA